CAGCAGTGACATTACTAGTTTCTGTAATAACAAGGGGTGCTACAGGTTGTTCAGTATGCCCACTTCCAAAAGTGAAGCCAGCACAACTAAACAGCCCAAAAGCAAGCAAGCCAACAATAACAAAGTTTTTCATTAATCAACTCCTTAGTTTAGAAATATAATCTCCACCTTCTTCTTCAGATTCTTCGTTGGGAGCATCTTTTTCAGAGGGGGTCAACTTACCTCCAATGGCAAGTGTTTCAGCAATTCTCTTAACCTCATCATACTCTTCCAACTTGACTAGACCATGGATATCGTGGAGTGTATCCATAACCTTTGCGATTTCAGCCTTTGTTCCCAAAGGTGAAGACTTTGGACGGGGCTGGGACTGATCATAGCGGGGCCATTGACCCTCCATATGCTTAACAATCTTGAAATCATGACCCTTCTCAATGTCAGTGATATCGCCAAAGTCTGAATCAATCATGGCCCCAACAATCTTCTGGAAGAGAATCATCCCGATGGAAAGAATCTTAACATCGTTAGTCTCTCGATCCAGAATATTCATGTAATATCTTGAACGAGGCTTGATTAGCCGTGCCAGAGCTTCATCTTCCTTCTTCGCAGTCTTCCAAAGACTGTAATAAAGATCACACAACGGGCAAGATTCGTTATGGATCTTGCGACAATGGACATTCTTTACTTGCCCATTTTCCATCGGAATTCTATGGATCTTAGTCTCAGCATAGAATTCTTTTTCTTCTGTCTTAGATGGTAGGATACGGATGGTATTGGATCCATCCTTTACCTGATAAAACTTCTTGATGAAGTCATCTCCTCCTCCACCCTTGTTCTTGCCCATAAGTTCTTCGTGCTTCTTACGAAGCGCATTAAGATCAATACCCATATTCAGTTCTCCTGTTATTTGTAAAGTTTAGTTTCTTCACGCTTGTTTGCGGACACCTGTTGCAGCATATCTTTCTTCTGCTCAAGTGCCCTAACCAAACCCTTCAATAGCTCGTAACGGAACGATAGCTCATTGATTAAGTTTAGGTGTTCTTTGTTGGTTTCGTCAGCCAGTACAGCATCATCAAGATCTTTGGCAGTTAGTTTAGAGGGATTCTCAATACGAACATTCTTACGGAGCGTTGCCATGTACTGACCATGGTCAGTTTCGGCATCAGATAGCTTTTTCTTAGCTAGTGCCATTAGCGCATGGTAATACGAGTATGTGGACGCTTGTTTCGATAGTTCAGAGTCTACACTAACATCGTCAAACTTCAACACATTATCAGAAATAATGTGGTAGTTTTCCCAAGTAAAGTTATCTAGTGATTTTTCTAAAGTTTGGCTCATTGTAGTGCTTTGTATAGTACGGTCATGAATTTATAAGAGTAGTCAAGTAGATTTATTTTTATTTAAATTAGGATTTTTCAATAAAAAGTTAGCTTCTGTAAGAATATCTAGGTTTCCTAGTTGATCAACACTTAAATAATCTCCAGCCTCTCCAATTTTTTGTAAAATATTTGGATTAAACTGTCCAGAATCAAGTACCCCAAACTTAAAAGGTATTTTATAATAAAAAACACCATCTATGACATTTGTAATTGTATAATTATTATAGTTTTCAAATCCCCAAATACCAGATCTTTGTACTGAAAATCTACTTCTTTTTGTTTGTCTTCTAACGAAAATTTCTCTAGGGTTAATATCACTCATTTTCTATACTCCTTACAGGGTCATCACACTCTGACATTCGAAGAATGTTATAGTCTACTTTAGCTGGAACCGTAAATCTAGGGACCCCGTTTCTAGACTTCATAATATATACTCTCATCATACCATTATCAAATTCTTCTTCAGTCTGGTTTAAAGACATGGAGAAATCACAAGGGCGAATTTTACCATAAGAATCTCCAAGCTCGACATCCGTGATAATACTACGCATTCTACCTTGGCGGTTAGTTTGTGTCGCAGTCCAAATTAAAATATCTTGTTCCATGGCTAAACCACGAAGTTCTTCTGCAATTCGTTGCTGGGCTTGATACTCATGTTGAATATCTCTAGTGGAACGCAATAGTTCAAGATAATCAATAATAATAATTTGTGGGACAAAATCATTATGATTCTTAAGTTGAACAAGTAAACTTCTAATTGTATTGACTGATGCCATCAAAGTTGGGTATTCTTTAATAACCAATTTACCTTTGAACACAGTCTGAAACTTATCCAATCGTTCCTTTACAGTTAGTTGATGCTTAGGATCTTTCAACTTAGCTTGGGGGACTAGAGTCATGATTGAATCAAACCTCTGTGCAATCTTATCTTCACTCATTTCAAGAGAAATATAGAGCACATTGTGGCCGTCAATCAGAGCTTGAACACCTTGATTAACTAGATAAAGAGACTTGCCTACTCCGGGGGGTGCAACAACCATGGCTAGCTCCTTAGAACCTAATCCGCCTTCCAAAGATTTATCTATTGAAGGGAATACAGTTCTAAATTTTACCGATGTTTTATCCTTACTAAAAGTTCTAGTCCAGCGATCAGAAAAATCAGTAAAATAATCTTGCCCAATATCTACTGTTTTACCAACTAGAAGTGCCTTCCTTACTAATTCCTCAACCTGCTCAACCTTGTTCTCCTTGATTAGAAGGATGCTTTCTGCAATAGCAGCTTTCATAGCTTCTTTCTTGGCAAACGATTCAATCAAATCAACAACATATTCTGAATTATTGATTGTTGAAGTATCCAAGGAGTTAATATAATTTAACTCATCTTCATAATCTGAGATATGTTCTCTAGATCCAAGATCTTTCTTAAGATCTTCTAAGATAAATACATCTGATGGTAGTGTATGATATTTATCATAGTAAGACTGGACTACAGTAAAAATCTTACTGTGACTAGGAAACTCAAAATACTGAGGTTTTACAAGTCCTACGATTTGTAGATAGAAATCGTTGTTGGACTTGAGGAAATAAAGTATTGCCCGTTGAATGTTCTCGTTGAATTGGTATGCCATTTCACTTCTTCTTCTTGGTTACAGAAGTATGTCTATTAGAGATATCCTCGGTTATTTTTCTTGACCTTTCAATTTTTTCTGAAGTCTCCTTATCAGACAACTTTTTAATTACTCCATCTTTAGCCATTTTTTCCCAATTAAAACTTACTTGTTTATATCTACCTTCTTTTTGGGAAAGTCTTTCCCCAGACTCTGCTATGGATCTTTTTAAGAATTTATTAGCTGAATCCTTGTCAAATCCCTTTGCAGCAAATTTACGATACCTTTGCTTTACTGTGTAGAAATCCATAGCACCTTTATTAGCTGCTCCACCACAACCATCATCGCCAAAACTAAAATTTATTTCACAGAAATATCTTTCACATTTAGCTTTGCACTGTTTACATTTGATTTTTTTGGGAGCCTTGCCTATACGAGCTTCTGACTCCCAAATAATCATACAATTTTCACAGTTGTATTCGTAGATAGGCATCAGGCACCACAGCCTCCTCCAACCATAGAACACGCTTGTCCATCAGCTACGCCAGTCTCTACTGAAGTTTTCATGTATTTTTCAATATTTTCAGTAGTGAGTGGGATTGCTGCTAGTGGTTCTTGCCCCTTAGAACCTGCACGATATACAGTTAACCCCTTCAAGTATTGTGCATATTCCAAAGAAGATTGATTAAAATCTTCAGGCTTGGCTGATGCTGGTAGGTTAATTGTTTTACTTATGCAGGAATCAATATACTTTTGAATTGTAGCTTGTACTTTAATATGCTCTTCTGGAGTTACATCGTAAGCACCCACGAATACATCTAACTTTTTATTTTGGTTATAGTACTCTTGGAACAAGGGGTCCACTACAACTTCTTCCTTCCAAACATTCGCATGTCTCCAACGACGATGATACATGGCAGCAAAAATAGGTTCGATTCCGCTTGATACACCATGCAACATAGAAATTGTACCACAAGGTGGTATTGTAAGCATTACAGCATTACGAATACCATATCTCTTGATTAACATACGGATTCTAGCTGGGAGTGTCTTGGCAAATTCTTCTCTTAAGTATAGACCAGATTCAAATGCAGGGAATGGAGCCTTGTCTCTGGCTAGATATACCGATTGCATATAAGCCTCGTCACGGATTGTTGAGAATAGTCTTTCTAGGAACTCCAAGCATTTCTCTGATCCATACCGTATACCGAGCTTGATTAGCATATAGTGTAACCCTGTTACACCCAACCCGATTCTACGAGAACGCTCCCCTACTTGCTTGCATTCTTCTGTTGGGAATGAATTTACAGTAAGAACATTATCCAAGAATCGAACACCTGTTCTTATTGTCTTTGCTAGTCGCTTCCAATCTACATCCTGTCCGTTTTCAGTAACCATATTGCTTAAGTTAATATTACCTAAGCAGCAATTACCATAACTAGGTAAACTAATTTCTCCACATGGATTAGTTGAATCCAACTTTTCGAAGTAAGAAACATTAGTATAACTATTAGCTAGATCAATATTGTAAATACCCGGATCCCCGCTTTCAACAGCGTTAGTCCAAATCTTATTCCATAAATCTCTAGCACGGAAGTCTTGCTTCCCAACAACCTCAAATTGATCCATCCAATGTTGCTTATGGAAATTATTTGCACGAGCAATTGCATCTTGCTCATTTAAAGCAACAACAGTTATATTTTCTCTTCTGTTCTGGTCAGTATTAAATCTAATTACATCATAACAATGATATTCCTTGTTATTAAATGTAAAATGCCAAGGTTCATTAAACTCAATAGCTTCTAAGAATCTATTAGTAATAGCTACTGAGATATTAAAATTAGTTAATTGCTTTTGATCTAATTTAACATGAAGGAACTCAAGAATATCTGGATGAGTTACATTCAGAATACCCATTAGAGCAGTTCTACGATTCTTTCCTGCACGAACATGGTTTCCTACTTCGTTGATCATTTGTAGGACGGAAACTGCTCCGGGGGCAGAATTAGCAACATTTCCTATATCATCACCACGGGGTCTAATTTTACTAACATTAAATCCAACCCCTCCTCCTGCACAGGATATACGATACATATCCATTACAGTTTTTCCAATTGAATCAACATTATCCTCTGGTATGATGACAAAACAGTTTAGCAGATTCTGTCTACGGCTTCTACCTGAGCCGTAAATAATTCTACCTCCGGGAATGAAGTCTCCAGATGCAATAGCTTCATAGAAGGCTCTCTCGACCCTTTCCTTTTCATCGTCTTTTTCAGCAGAAGCGATTACTTTAGATATTGCTTTTGCTCTATCAGACCACTTAGTCTCTCCGGGATAAGCATAGCGAGCTTCGAAAATTTCTTGACCTAGTTTATTTAATTGCGTAATCATTAAGATCTCCTTGATAGATACGATACACCGTTTTGTTTTGTTACTGTTAAGACTTTACAATTATCTATTAACGATTTTAGATAATTGTTATGTGTTATTATAAATAAAGTCTTATCTTTCTTTAGTTCGGATAGTAGTATGTAGAGTCCATCTAAACCATCCTGATCTAAATTTTCACCAACTTCATCCAAAAACATTAAGTTAGTGCTATCTCTTTTAGTATTAGTGAGTAAACTTTGTAATCCTAACATTACTGCTAGGCTTATTTTACGCTTTTCACCACCAGATAAGGATATAAAAGACAACTCTTTTCGATTTGTATAGATTTTCTCGTTTAATTCTTCGTCAAATTTAATAAAGAATTTTCCATTTGATAAATAAGAAAGATAATAGTTAATTCTACCATTAAAAAAGTTAAGGATATTTCTAATAATGTATTTTATTAATCCTGTTTCCGAGAAAGCTTTTTCCCAAAACTTCATTATCTCTAAATTTCTTAATAATTTAGCTTTATCATTATTTAAAAAATCAATCTTTTCCTCTATTTCAGATTTAGATATTTGTAAATATTCTTTTCTAGAGTGTAATTCATTTAGTTCTGCTATTAGTTTATACTTACTGGAAGGTATGGGTATTTTTTCTTTTAATTCTCCTATGTAAGTTTCAATTTTTTCTTTTTTCTCTGTCTGCCTATCTAAACTCTCTTTTGCATCCTCTATACTTTTTTCTAACTGTAAAATATCTTTTTCTGTTACATTAGGCTTAGATGAAACTCCACAAGCTTTACATGTTTTAGGTTTATTTTCTTTATAGAATTTTAATTTCTTCAAATAATCATCTAATTCTCGTTCTTCAGTAAAAACTTTATTATTAATATTTTGTAAGATAGC